CAGGGTGAACGTACTCTGATCGACACCTATAAGTCCGCTGCGGAGCTGGAATTTGACGCCGCCAAGCGGGCCTACAAGGAAGCCTACGAGGCCGGGGACTCCGAGAAGGTTGTGGACGCCCAGAGCAAGCTGGCCGCTGCTAACTACAAGCTACAGCAGGTGCAAGCCTACCGCCCCACTTTACACCCACCAGAACCTGAGTTACAAAATAGGCAAGTTGCGGTACAGCGTCCGCCAGTAGATGCCAAGACCGATGCGTGGCAAAAGCGCAATACTTGGTATGGTACTGATGAGGAAATGACCTCGGCGGCACTGGGCCTGCATTTGAAATTAGAGAAACAGTACGGCAACGAGTTTGTTGGTACTGACAAATACTGGCAGGCAGTGGACGACACCATGCGCCGCCGTTTCCCCGAGTACTTCGGGGAGCAGGACACTCCGAGTAACGGGTCTGGCAAGGCCGCTACTCGCACAGAGACAAAACCTGCCACGGTTGTTGCTCCCGCATCGAGAAGCACATCCTCCAAAAAGATTGTGTTGAGACAGTCGCAGATAGCTATCGCGAAGCGTCTTGGACTAACCCCCGAGCAATACGCCCGGGAAATGCAGAAGCTGGAGAACTAAAATGGCAGAGAACAGAACTGATAGAGAACTTGAAACCCGTACGCACTCTGAGCGTCCCAAGAGCTGGCAGCCTGCTTCGGCACTGCCGGAACCGGACAAACAGCCGGGGTATGCGTATCGTTGGATTCGCGTTTCGGTACTCAACCAGAGCGACCCCCGCAACGTGTCAGCAAAACTGCGCGAAGGCTGGGAGCCGGTTCGTATCGAAGAGCAGCCCAAGTTCAAATACCTTACCAGCACGGCCAATGCCAGCAGTCCCTTTAAGGACAATGTTGAAATTGGTGGTCTGGTGCTGTGCAAGATTCCTAAAGATTTCATGCGCCAGCGGAAAGATTATTACGCCCGCAAGAATCGCGACCAAGTGGAATCTGTGGACAGCAACTTCATGAGAGAGAACGACTCCCGGATGCCGCTTTTCAAAGAGAAGAGATCATCCACGTCGTTTGGTAAAGGCAAATAAACTTAGGAGTTGAAGATGGCATATCCTTCCGTTTCAGCCCCGTATGGGCTGTTGCCGATCAATCTGATCGGCGGGCAGGTTTTTGCTGGCTCCACTCGCCTTATCCCGATTCCGACTAACTCTTCAACGGCTATCTTTTATGGTGACGTTGTGAAGTTGACGAATGCGGGCGTTCTGGCGAAGGATGCTGGCACTGACGTTGCTACCCCTGTCGGCGTTTTCCTTGGGTGTACCTATACGGACCCCACCTTTGGTAAGACGTTCCGGCAGTACTACCCCGGCACCACGAATATCTCGGACGTTCAGGCGTATGTCCTCGACGACCCCGATGCGCTGTTCAAGGTAGCTGTTGTTTCGGCCACCACCACCATTGGGTACGTCAACCGTACTGCCGTTGGTAACAACGCGGTTCTCGTACAGAATACTGGGTCCACCATTACGGGCAACTCCGCTGTTGCCATTGATGATACGACTGCCACTACTTCTACGTGGCCGATCCGTATTATTGATGTCGTTCCCGAGACGGCCACTGCTGGTAACCCCGGCTCCTACACGGAAGTTATCGTGAAGTGGAATCAGGGCATGCACCAGTATCTCAACCCGACTGGCGTCTAAGGAGGACTGGTTAGATGGCTATTTCACGCGCACAACTCCTTAAGGAACTTCTCCCGGGCCTCAATGCCTTGTTTGGCCTTGAGTATGCTCGCTACGGCGAAGAGCATAAAGAGATTTATGAAACAGAGACTTCTGAGCGTTCGTTCGAAGAAGAAACCAAGCTGTCGGGCTTCTCGGCTGCTCCGGTTAAGAACGAAGGTTCCGCCATTGCTTATGACAATGCGCAGGAAGTTTTTACGGCTCGCTACAACCACGAGACGATTGCTCTTGGTTTCTCGCTGACGGAAGAAGCGATTGAGGACAACCTCTACGACTCTCTGTCTTCGCGTTATACCAAGGCGCTCGCCCGTGCTATGGCGTACACCAAGCAGACCAAAGCGGCTGCGATTCTGAACAACGGCTTCGACACCGACTATGCCGGTGGCGACGGCCAGCCTCTGTTCAGTGCGTCTCACCCGCTCGTCTCTGGCGGCACGAACTCCAACATTCCGGCTACTCCGGCGGACCTGAACGAAACGGCGCTTGAAAACGCTGTTATTCAGATCGCGGCTTGGACGGACGAACGTGGCCTGCTCATCGCAGCGAAGCCGCGTAAGTTGGTTGTTCCGCCCGCGCTGATGTTCGTTGCTACCCGACTGCTGGAGACCGAATTGCGTGTCGCCACGGCGGATAACGACATCAACGCGCTCAAGACGAACGGCTCGATCCCGGAAGGTTACACCGTTAACCACTTCCTGACCGACACCGACGCTTGGTTCCTGACGACGGATGTTCCGAATGGTCTGAAGCACTTTGTCCGTACGCCGATGGCGACTTCCATGGATGGAGACTTCGATACCGGTAACGTTCGTTACAAGGCCCGCGAACGTTATTCGTTCGGCTGGTCCGATCCTCTCGGAATGTATGGTTCCGAAGGCTCGGCTTCGTAAAGTTTGGAGGGGGCTTTGGCCCCCTCTTTTCTTGAGCTTGGCTTGTGTACTAAAGTGTTTTGTATATACTCCCATGCAATCTAGGGTTCCGACTCATACTGACTGTCCTAGCAGACTTCGCAGAGACAGTATGGGCATGTGCTGCTACACGAGGATATATCCATGAGTTCGACCACATTTTCTGGCCCAGTTACTTCCACAAACGGGTTTGTCGGCGCTCTTACCGGCGACGTAACTGGTGTTCTGACCAACACTGTGCAGTCCCTGTCGGGCGCTGGCGCGGTTAACACCACGACTGGGTTCACCTCTTTTACATCCACGGGTGCCGCGCAGGCGCTGACGTTGGCTAACGGGACTGCCGGACAAGTAAAGATAGTTGTCCACACGGTAGACGGCGGTAGCGGTGTGCTTACCCCAACTACCAAAATCGGCTTCAGCACAATCACATTTACCAACGTCGCGGACGCGGTAACGCTCTGCTACACGGCTGCAGGATGGGCCATTGTAGGGATAAACGGCGCTGTAGCGGCCTGATGTTGGTCCTTAGCGGCCTGATGTTGGTCCTTTAAAGGTATCGTTATGACCATGCAATATGATGTAAAAGCTAGCAAACCTCTTACGTCTACTGGTTCTTTTGTAGACCAGACGGACACTAATATCGGGCGTACTCGCATTAAGGGTGTTTACTTGGTTGCGGGTGCTAGTCTTGGGTCGGTGGCAATTGCAGACGGCAGTGGGGGGCAGCTCCTTATCACGCTCAACACGCCTGTCAACACCAATGCCGGGGCGCTTTATATACCCTTACCGGGCGAAGGTATTCTCTTCCAAACGGGACCCTATGGGACAGTAGTTAATACCGCCTCAACAGTTCTCATTTACGGATGACCCGGTATGGAAGCCCAAAAGGGGTTTGATCTGTCGGGGCGGAAGCTGTTCGTAGCTCTGCCTGCGTATGATTTCAAAGTGTCGCTCAAGCTCGCCATTTCTTTGGCGCGGCTGGCCCAGACAGCTCCGCAGCACGGTGTCCAAGTCCACATTGGTAGTATATGCGGGTGTTCTGTTGTCTCTAGAGCCCGTAATCTACTTGTTAAAGACTTCTTGGATACCAACTGCACGGACCTCATCTTTATCGACTCCGACATAAACTTCGACTCGGATGACGTGTTCCGCCTTATGGCTTGGGCTACGGACCCTAAAAAGGGCGTCGTTGCGGGCGTCCCCCGCGTGCGGGATGTGAACGCCGTCTACATTGCCGATCTTGATTATGACGAGAACAACGAGCTTACCATGAATGGCATGGGGCTCGTGCGCGGTAAGCGTGTGGCTACTGCTTTCATGTTGGTTCGTAGAGAAGTTTTTGAGGTTCTGGCGGCTAAAAACCCAGAATGGACGTACTACGATAAACGGGCGGGGCGTGATCTTTCGGCTATTTTCCACTTTGACGTTACTCCCGGGGGCTACATCGGGGAGGATTTTCTGTTTTGCGATAGGGCTCGCGCGCATGGGTTTGAGGTCTGGATCGACCCAACCATTAAACTCGGCCATATGGGCGTGCAGGAATACAAGGGGGACTTTGGGTCCGACATTCTCTACCCCATGGTTGTCCCTGCAGCGAAAGTAGCGTGATGGCTAAGACACCTGCATGGCAGAGGAAAGAAGGTAAAGCGAAAAGCGGTGGCCTAAATGCCAAGGGCCGCGCCTCTTACAATGCAGCCAACCCCGGCAAACCCGGTCTCAAGCGTCCGCAGCCTGAGGGCGGCAAGCGGCGTGACTCCTTCTGTGCCCGGATGAAGGGTATGAAGAAAAAACTTACCAGTAAAAAGACGGCTAGCGACCCTAATAGCCGGATCAATAAAAGTCTCAGGGCATGGAATTGCTAGGTGTTATGGTGACCCGCCATGGAAATGATGCTTTGGAATGTGGTCTTGACTGGAGTCGTTACGGTTATGGCCGCGCTTCTTAAAGGTAAGTTCGACGAGGTAAACCGGCTTGGCGTTCTTTTGAACCGGACGCGCGAGGAAATTGCCCGTGAACATATTACCCGTGCGGAAGTTAGCCGTGACCTAGAGAAAATCATGGAACGTTTAGACACCGGCATCACACGGTTAGAATCTAAAATTGATGCCCTTGGTAAGAAAGGTTAAAACTATGAAAAAGATGAAGAAATTTGGTCGCGGCGGTTCTCAGTACCCGGAAAGCGATCCGCGTAATCCGATCAATAGAGAAGGCATGGACCTCGTGCGTGAAGGCCGTGAGCCTCCGAGAAACCCGCCTATTCCTAAGAAGAAGCCGGTGAAGAAAGCCGAAGGCGGCGAAGTGGCTGCTGAGAAGAAGAGCGGCGGCGGTCGGAAATTTGACGCGGGCAAGTTTGCCTTGGGCATGTTGTCTCCGTTGGGTGGCCTTCTTATAAACGGAACTCCCCCGCCCTTGTTCAGTCTGTTGCAGGGTAAAAACCCATTGGACGCCTATATGACGCGCCGTCGCAGGGGGACAGAAGATGCTCTCATGCGCAGCACTGGTGCAGCCCCCGCTGCCGCCCCGGGAATGAAAAAAGGTGGTAAAGTAAAAAAGTACGCCAAGGGCGGGTCTGTTTCCAAACGCGCTGACGGTTGTGCGCGGCAGGGCAAAACCCGTGGGAAGATGGTGTGATGCCTGCGACTAGCAGGAAGCAGGAAAAGTTCATGCAAGCTGTGGCAAACAACCCCGCGTTCGCCAAGAAGGTCGGTGTACCTCAGTCAGTTGGGCGGGAGTTTACTAAGGCTAAAGGTGGTACAATGGCTAAAGAATCTAAAAAGATGATGAAGCGGGAAGTTGCTTTTATGAAAAAGAAGGGCGCTCCCAAGTCGATGATTAAGCACGAAGAAAAAGAAGCCAAAGGTATGGCGGATGGTGGCCGTGCAGGTATGCTTGCTCGCACTGCAGCACGTCGTGCGGCGATGGCGGATCGTATGGGTCGGGCTATGGCTGCCGCTCCGGTGGCTCGTGCGGCTATGCGTCCGGCGGTTATGAAAAAGGGCGGCAAGGTCAAAAAGATGGCTGGTGGCGGTCTCGCGGCTGGGCATAAGGATGCTGACGGTATTGCTCAGAAGGGCAAGACCAAGACCAAAATGCCTGCCATGCGCTACGGCGGGAGCTGCAAATAATGCGTGAGTCCCGGGGTATGGGTATAATTCGCTCTGGCAAAATGCCGGGGAAGAAGGTTATCCGCCGTAAGGATAACCCTGATAAGGTCGATGTGTACGCCAAGGGCGGTAAGTCCAAGGTGAACAAGGCCGGTAATTATACCAAACCCGGGATGCGCAAAAGTTTGTTTGAAGCCGTTAAGTCTGGTGGAAAGGGGGGCGCTCCGGGGCAGTGGAGTGCCCGTAAAGCTCAGATGCTAGCCTTGAAATACAAGAAGGCTGGCGGAGGATATAAGTGAGTGGCCTCTCGAAATCGCAACGGAGCCTCAGGGCGTGGACCAAGCAAAAGTGG